AGGCAATTATATATATAAGCACCATTGGACTATCAGCTGCTACACCAATTTCCACAGAAAATATTTTAGCAAAAAATGCTGTTAATAACCAACATAAACAAGTATTAACTACTATAATAGCAGTTACTACTATTGGAAAAAGAAATGTTTTTTGTAAAGGATTCATAATTTTATATTTATTTAGTTAATAATTTGTTTTTAATTTGAAGAGATAGTGAGAATAACTCACATCAAACACAACTCTGTTAATATTATGTAAAAGGGCCCAAGAAGAGCCCATTATTATTATCTAACTTCTATTTCTTGTAATACATAAAAGGATTTAGTTCCTAATGATATACAAGTTTTATTCTTTATGTATTTACTAAAGTCACCATTTAGTAATAACAAATAAGTTTTCTGTTTCTTTATCTTTGCATAAGTAGTACATAATGCTATATGTATTGAATTGTTTTATGTATTTTTAATATTTTAATAAAGCTCTTTTGGTGTTAATAGGGTACATACCCCCACTTTCCATCACTCTTCCACAATACAATTTATTAAATTATTCTCAGTAATATGATGTTTTCATTGCGAATAATGAAATCAACATTTAAAAAACACCGCAAAAACTTTTTTTCACTGAGAATAATGCAATAAATTGTAATAATAGATATTTTATAACAACACATATATATATATATGTGTATTGTTTTAATTTGTTTATTATATTCCCACCCTAATATTGTGTGATATTTCCCACCCTTCTATACGAAAAGAAACAACAGACTAAAGGTCTGCTGTTTCTTCAAGGTTAGCAATAGTAAGTTTACCTGCTTGTGCTTGGTATTTATAACGATTTCTCGCATAATCCAAATCGCCTTCAAACATTGCATCATCAACAATGGATTTGCGTGTACGAAAGCTTACTAAGGAAGCACCTTCTTCAGTGATGTCAATTTTAATTTCCTTAATTCCGTCCCACTTTTGAATAAACTCATCATCTTCGTGTACATTAAATACACTCTTACCGTAGGCAAATTGATAATATCCCTTACCTTTAAAACCTTCTTTTTGGTCTGCTACAGGTGTATTACCGTCTGCATAATAAGATTTCTTAACTGCCAATCTTCTTACTTCGTCTTTTTGAACTGTTTTTTCCATTTTTGTAAATATTAATTGTTAATGTTTATTACGGGGGACTATCCCAACCGCCAAAATTTCAGTGGGGTTGTTAGTTGGAAGGGGCCAACTCTCCTACACATATAATGGGGGGAGTGTTTTAGAAAAAAAATTTTTTTAAAAAATTTGGAAGATGTAAAAAATATGTTATATCTTTGGCTGGGCGGGTGGGTGTGTCTATATAAGAAGAATTTCTTTCATAATATAGCATAGAATAAAAAAAATTAACAAAATGTATTGATTGTAAATATTTATTTTATATCTTTGTCAAAACTAAATCATGGAACCAAAAAAAATTATAGTACAAAAACTAAAGAAAGGAGGTAGTAATGATATGGATGTTGCTATTAAGTATTATTCTATTCTATCTGCTTTAAACAATCTTAATTTAACAGAAAGAGAAATACAACTTGTTTCTTTTACAGCTATAAAAGGTAATATTACATATGCTAATGTTAGAGAAGAGTTTTGTAGAACATATAATAGTACATCTCCCACTATTAATAATATTATTTCTAAGTTAAAGAAGATGGGAATATTTATTAAAGAAAATGGTAAGGTGAAAATTAATCCTATTATAGTGATTGATTTTAAAAAAGATGTTGTATTAAATATAAATCTTGTGCATGAGTAAGCCTATTTCTATGTCAGTGAGAGAATGGATAGTTAAGAAGATGTCCATTAATATGATGATTCCACATAAAACAATTGATGCTGTTGTTACACATCAATTTGATAGTGCTAATGATGCTTTGAATGTAAATAAAACTGTGGAAATTTCTGGATTTGGTAAATTTTATTTTAATGAGAAAAAAGCCATTAGACAATATGATAAATTGTTAGCTATTAAAAAGGCTTATGAAAATATATTATTAGATGAGACACTCTCTCCAACAAAAAGAAAAAATATTATGGTTAGATTGGAGAGTGCTGAACACAGTATAAAAACTTTAAAACCAAGAATAAATGAGCCTTAATAAAATGTATGAAGGATGGAAAAATCATATTCTTCCTGAAGATAATCAAAAAGCTTTTATAGAACATGTACATCAAAAAAGAATGAGTGTGTGTGAGTCTTGTGAATATCATTCAAAGAATCATTTTTCTATAAGACCAGATGCACATTGTACAAATTGTGGTTGTACATTGTCTGCTAAAACAAAATGTTTAACATGTGAATGCCCAATAAAAAAATGGCTTTCAGAAACACCCCCAGAAAATAATGAGCTTAATACGTAAAATTCCATTAAACACTCTTATTAGCATTCTTGAAAATATTTATAACAGCGGAGCTAATTATGTAGATATACAGGGAGAAACAGATGATAGTGGTGTTCCTCAAGACACTATTATTTTTTCAGTGCGCCCAGAATATATGTGTGATGAAGAAGAAGAAGACAATGATGATGAATGTAAAATAAAAACTCTTTCTGATGAAGAACTAAATGAATTAATATAATGGCAAGAACAAATTACCATCGTCGAATTATAAAAACATTTGAGAGTTTAAAAAAGTCTCATCCTACATATAATATAGGAAGACACATTTCTACAGCATTAGATGGATATGACGATATATGGGGAGTAAATGATAAAGAATTTCTCTTTGCTTTAGAGAAATATGAACTAGAATTGAACATGGACATAGATCATATTGATCAGGAAGAGATAGAAAAAATAATAAAAGATGGCATGAATTTGGAGAGAACATTGTTCGAAGAAGAGGAGGAATAATAACAATATAATACTAACTACATAATGGAAGATATAATAGATGAAATAAATCATTCAGGTGGAATACCAGCTTGTGGATCAGAAACTATTTGTGAGACAATGCAAGATTTTTTAGATAAAGATATTGATATTGTTAGGTATGAAGATAGAATGATAAGAATGGGCCTTGATCCAAATGATACGAATGCAAAACAATTAGATGAATTTCTTGGAGAAGAAGATGGATCATATGATGAATATCTAAGAATCAAAAGAGATAACTTAAGAGAAATTGTTTATCAAGAAGATAGGATTCAAGAACTTATATCTAAGATGAAAGAACACATGTTAACAATTAAAGAATCAAAAGAACAAATCAACTTAGCTTTTGAAAAATACATATCATTACAATGGCAGTAAAAAAGAACACATACGTTTCTGCAGAACTTGATTGGGCAGAAGCACAGTTATCATCCTGGAAGGAGTATGTTGATGCTAACCCATTACACCTATTAAAGGATAGAATAGAGTGGAAGCCTACATCTAAAGGAGGAATGCTTCCTATGGTGATTGCAAGTATTGAAGCTCAAGGTAAGTTTGTACAGGAAACAATGAAGAATTATTTAGCTCTATTAGAACAAGTAGATAAACTACGTGAGAAAGAAGAAGCTAAGAAGATAGAAACTAGAGGTGGTGCTGAGCTTGGCTCTATGGCAGAAGACTTCTTAAAAGGTAGAGGATAGAATGAATTTACACACTATAGAATATAAGGATTGGTTCATCAATCAGAGCAGAATTCCAGATGAGAGTTCAGAAGAGTATAGAGCATTCTTTAATTTCCATAAAGAGCTTTGTATGAATGGTGCTATGATGGATGGACAATACATCAATCCATTTCTATATTGGCATTTAAATGTTTGGCATACAGAGGTGGATGTCATAGATGAATATGGTAGAATAAACCAGAAGTATGCTAATCCATTACTTAGAGATAATGAGTGGTTGGTTACAAACGAAATAGATAGAGCTCATAAGGAGAAGAAAGGCCTAGTTATACTAGGTATTAGACGTTTTGCTAAGTCTGTTATTGAGGCATCATATATAGGTCAAGGAGCTACATTTGATGAGAACTCACAAAACATTATTGCAGGACTGAATGCTCCCGATATAAAGCTTATTACAGATAAGATTGACAAAGGACTTAACTTCCTACCTAAAGCTTGGAGATGGCAGAGGGTAGAGGATAACTGGAAAAACCAAGTTACTCTAGGGATTAAGACTAAGGCAGGAGAGAGAATACCCTTCTCTCAGATTCTTATTAGAAACTTAGATGGTGGTAACAATGAAGAGGCTATTGCAGGTACTAAACCTCGTAGACTTATCATTGATGAGATAGGAAAAGGATCATTCCTTAGAGGACTTCAAGCTGCTATACCAGGTTTCACAACACCATTTGGTTGGGGATGTTCTCCAATTCTTACAGGTACAGGTGGGGATATGAAGATGTTCATGGATGCAAAGAGCTTAATGTTCGATGTTGAGAACTTCAACTTCCTAGAATACAATAATGCAAAGGATGATAAGAGAGTGCATGGATTGTTTATATCACACAAATATAGAATGGAAGCTAAAGAGCCATCTTCTCTTGGTGCTTTCTTAGAAAAGCCAGAAGGAAGTTCTCTATATCAAGTTAAGATGATGGTGTCTAATGAAGACAAAGCAACAGAGATTACCAACACCAATCTAGAGAAGCTTAAAAAAGCTGGTGACAGAATGGCTTATTTAAAAGAGAAGATGTACTATCCACAAGAAGTTGATGATATATTTTTAAATGAGGATACAAACATATTTGATATTGAAGCAGCTAAACGTCAGAAAGCTAGATTATTAAATCAAGAAAGAACAGGAACACCAGTTATTCTTTATGATGATGGACAAGGAGTTAAACATGAGTTTACAGACAAACTACCTATTTCCAATTTTCCATTAAAAAATACAGATAGAAAAGATGCCCCTGTAATTATATATGAGTTTCCAATTGACACTCCTCCTTATGGATTATATGTAGCAGGAGTTGACCCTTATAGACAAGGAAAATCTGCTTATAGTTCTTCTTTAGGCTCTGTATACATATATAAACGTATGCATAGTATTTCTGGAGAAAAATACCAAGATATGTTTGTTGCTAGTTATTGTGCTAGACCAGACAAAAAAGAAACTTGGGAAGAACAAGCAAGATTATTAATTAAGTATTATAATGCTCGTACATTATGTGAAAACGATGAGATTTCTTTTATAGATTATATGATTTCTAAAGGAGATCAACATTATTTAGAAAGACAACCAGATTGGTTAAAAGAAATAGTTCCTAATACAACAGTGAGGAGAGATTTTGGTATTCATAGGTCTGCAGAAAAGATTAGAGATTTTTTACATGGATGTCTTAAGAAATATACAGAAGAATCCATACATATAGAAAAAGATGCTGATGGAAACATTATATCAGAAACCAAAGGAATGTCAAAAATATTTGACCCAGTTCTTTTAGAAGAAATGATACAATATAATGAACAAGGAAACTTTGACCGTATTATTGCTGCAGAACTTGCAATAGCCTTAGCAATGAAACTAGATCCCATAATGGGAAAAATAGGAGGAGAACAAGATGTAAGAATACAATCAATGTTTAAGAAGAACAAAAAAAATACACTGTTTACAGAAAGCAGAACAATGTTTAACACACCTAAGAAAAATAAACTATTTATATAATGGCAATTATACGTTACACTAAAGACGCTACCATACGGTATGCATACTTAAACATCTTCCCTGATCAGTTTAAAACTGAAAAGGAAAAGAAAGATGAGAGTTGGATAAAAAATACAATGGATTATTTTGCAAATAAAGCGTATGCTGAGTATATTAAAAATAGAGATACCTTTGTTAAGAACTACGATCTTATGAAAGGTATTCTTCGTATGGAAGATTTTTATCAAGAACCAGAGGTGAAAAGTTTTACAGACATGCTTACATCTGATTTAGAACTTCCTGCTTATGTAAAAATGTATTCAATTATAACCACACCTGTTAATGAATTAGTAGGAGAGATTTCTAAAAGACCAGATACATTTAGAGTGAAAGCTTTTGATGATGATAGTAAGGCAGAAGAGCTACAATTTAAAACAGAGACATTACAAAATTTTATAATAGCTCAGGCTAGACAAAAGCTTGTAGAAAAAGCTGCTATGGCTGGAGAAGAAATAGATGAAGAAGAATTAGAGCAACTCACAATGGAACAAGTACAAGATGAGTTAGATAGTTATACGTCTATAGCAGAAAAATGGGCTAACCATGTTCTTACTTGTCAAAAAGCTGAGTTTAATTTAAAAGAAAAGTCTGAAGATGCTTTTAGAGATATGTTAATATCCGCTAGACAATTCTATCATATATATGAGGACAATTCAAAATCTGGTTTTAATATAGAAGTAGCCAATCCAAAAAATACTTGGTTTCTTACCACACCTGATAGAAAATGGATATCAGACCCTACAGGTAGAGCCCAAGGTGCTTATGCAGCAGGTACAGTACAAGTTATGGAGCTTTCAGAAATTATTGAAAGTATGCCAGATATTACAAAAGAAGAAATTGATCACTTACGAAGCTCTCTTCAAGACTATGGATTAATTAATGTTAGAGAATCTAATTTAGGTAATCCTAATATATCTCCAGGTATAGATTCTGTTAACTATGATACATTTGATCCATTAGTGTTACAAACACGTATGATTATTGAATCAGAAATGAAAGAGAATAATGATGGATTACGAGACTTTTTAGGATTAACATCTAATGTGTCTTCATTTGGATACAAGTATGTTGTTGTAAAATCTTATTGGATTTCTAAGAAAAAAATAGGTAAGTTAATTTATACAGATGAAATGGGTAATGAGCAGTCAATGCTTGTTGATGAAAATTATAAATCAAAAACCATTCCTACACAAATCTCTTTAGAATGGGGATGGATTAATGAATGGTATCAAGGAACAAAAATTGGTCCAGACATCTATCATGTTAAACCATTTAAACTATTAAATTATTGCCCTATTATAGGTACAACATTTGAGGTGAAAAATACAGAAGCTAAAAGCTTAGTAGATTTAATGAAACCATTTCAAGTGATATATAATGTTGCTATGAACCAACTTTACAAACTTCTTGAAAAGGAAGTAGGTAAAGTACAATTAATGTCATTAAGACATATTCCTATTCCTAAAGATGGAGATACACAAGATGCTTTAGACATATGGGAAATGGAAGCACGTAATAGAGGAGTGGTATTTGTTGATGACTCCCCAGAAAACTTAAAAGCTCCTAGTTCTTTTAACCAATTTACAGCACTCGATCTTACAAGAACACAAGAAATACAGTCTAGATATTCATTAGCTCAACAAATGAAAATAGAATGTTGGGAACTTGTTGGTATGTCTAAACAAAGAATGGGGTCTGTTTCTGCCTCTGAAAGTGCTACAGGGGTAAACACTGCTGTTCAACAAAGTTATTCTCAAACAGAACCTTTGTTTGTTGCTCACGAATATGTTTTAGGACAACTATATCAAGCTATAATTGATGCTGCTTTATATATAGAAAGTGCTAAACCAGAAAGCACTCTTTCATATATTACAAGTGAAGGAGAATCTGCCTTTGTTCAAGTGAATGGATCAGATATTAAGTTTCGTGATTTAAAAGTGTTCCTCACTAATAGACCTGAAGACACACAAATGTTTAATGAACTTAGACAACTTTCTCAGGCTCTTATTCAAAATGGTGGCACACTTTATGATGTAGTAGAATTATACACTACTAAGTCTATGAGAGATATGAAGAAAACATTCAAAGATCTTAGAGACAGACAAATTGCTCAACAAGATCAAGCTCAACAGCTTGAACAACAAAAACTTCAACAACAAGCTGAACAAACTCAAGCTCAAATGCAACAAGCTATGCAACTTGCTCAAGAGAAACAAGCTAACGATGATTACCAAAGAGAACTTGATAGACAATCTAAAGAGAAGATTGCTATCATACAAGCTACAGGATTTGGTAAAGTGGAATCAGAAGATGTTAACGAAAATTCTATTCCTGATGTATTAGAGATGAGTAAACTAGCACAAGCTGAAAACAAAGCCTCTAAAGACTATTTAACCAAAATGGCTGATATACAATCTAAGAATAAACAAGCCAATGATAAAATGAGTATTGAAAGAGAAAAACTAAAAGTGGCTAGAGAAAATATGGTTAATGATGAAAAAATAGCTAAAATAAATGCTAGTAATAGAGCAAATAAAGCTAAGAAATAATAGAAATAGTTAAAAAAATTGTTTCTTATAGGGGAACAAATAATATTAATGCTATATTATTCACAAAATTAAACCAATTTGACTAAAATCTCTTTGATATTAAATATTGTTGTTATACATTTGTCTTTAATAAACCAAAAATAAACTACATATGGCTGATAATTTAGATAACTTTAGTATTCAGGATACTATGGAAATGGGTATGGGTAACCAAGAATTACTTAATGACTTATTTTCTCCTGAAACCTCAACATCAAACCCAGAAGATGTTACACCTATTATTAAGGATGCTGAACCTCCTGTTGCTCCTGAAGTACCAGAAGTAAAAAAAGGTAAGGACATTATTCCTCCTAGAAGTGTTGATGGTAAAACAGATGAAGAAAAAGGAGAAGGACAATCATTAATTGCTGATTTTTTTAGTGATGAATCAGATGATGATGCTCCAGCACCAAAACCACCAGTTACTACAAATGATGATGCTCCACAAGGTACACAATTTACTGCACTTTCAAACGACCTTTTTAAATTAGGTGTATTTACTAGTGAAGAAGGAGAAGAGCAAGAAACTATAACCACTGCTGAAGAGTTTTTAGAAAGGTTTAACAATGAAAAGAAAAAAGGTGCATCTGAATTGGTGCAAAACTTTATTTCACAATTTGGGGAAGATTATCAAGATGCTTTTGAAGCCATATTTGTAAAAGGTGCCAACCCTAAAGAATACTTTAGTGTATATAACCAAGTAGTTAATTTTGCTGAAATGGATATTTCAGATGAAAGAAACCAAGAAAAAATAATGAAACAAACACTTACGGATCAAGGGTTTGATCCTGAAGATGTAGAAACAGAAATTGAAAGGTTAAAAAACTATGGAGATTTAGAAAGTGTAGCGGCTAAACATCACAAAGTGTTAGTTAAAAAAGAAGCTACAAAACTCCAAGATATAGAAATAAAAGCTGAACAAGAACTTAGACAAAAAGCTGCTATTAAAAATCAGTATATAACTAACGTACAAACCATCTTACAAGATAAGATAAAACAAAAAGAGTTTGATGGTATTCCTATCAACCCTAAATTAGCAACAGAACTACAAGACTTCTTATTAGTTGATAAGTGGAAAACTCCTTCAGGAGAAACACTTACAGACTTTGATCGTGCTATTCTAGATATGAAGAGACCAGAAAACCACGCAATGAAAGTTAAATTAGGTCTTCTTATGAAGATGTTAGAAAAAGACCCTACATTATCAACTATACAAAAAACAGGAATAACTAAACAATCTAATGAACTGTTTGGAGAAGTTGCAAGACAAGTAACAAGAGAAAAAACTACTGGTGCTAAAACTAATGCATGGTCTTTATAACAAAATAATTAATAACTAACAAAAACAAATAACAATGGCAATTCAAACAATCCCAGGGTTAACAGGTTTTACTTATGCTCGTGTAGCGTCTATGGACAAACGTGCTGTTGGAAAACTTACAGACTCAAATCACTTAGAGAGTTTTCACTCTACTGAGCCTGCAGATTATGATAAAAAAATCATTTCTTTATATACGCAGAGCTCTTTGTACAGCAACGACTTTTTGGACATGATTAACAAAAGCACACCTTATTACATTGATAATAATAGTGATGCTTGGAAATGGCAAATAGCTGTTCCCTACAAATTTCCAAAAATTATTGACATTCCTGCTAGCACGCAAGATTTAATTGCTTCTGGTAAAACAGGCATTGATGGTCAAGAATTTCAATTAGTATTAGATACTAATGAGTTTTCTAAAAATGCTATCGTTTCTGTAGGCACTCGTCAATATGGTCCTAGATTTTATGTAATAAAAGATCCACAACCTTGGAACATGGGCTTTTTGTATTCATTTACATTAGTAACTGATAATCCAATTGTTGATTTTGTAAATCCTACATTCTTACAATATGGTGTTGAACTAGAATTAGTTGATGCTGCTATTGGTGAGTTTGATCAAGATTTGTTAGGCTTACCAAGATTAGGTGAACAAATCACTATGTTTGAATCTTTAGGATCAGCATATGGATATGAGCACAAAATTACAGAATGGGCTGATGACAAAATGATGAGAGATGCCTCTGGTAAACCTCTTGATATTTTAGTGTATGCTCCACAAAGACGTAATCAACTACCTTTAACTCGTAATGATGTTAAATGGGAACCATTTATTGAATTCTGGATGCGTAAGTCTATGATTGAGCTGAAAGTTAAACGTATGATTTGGGCTAAGCCTGGTACAGTTAAAACTAATGGTTCTAAACAAGAATTGAAACGTACATCTGCTGGTGTTTACCACAGAATGAGAAACAATGGTAACTTAGTACAATACAACAGAGGTGAGTTTTCTGCTAATTTAATTCGTTCAGTATTTGGAGACTTGTTCTACAGAAGAGTGGATGTAAAAGACAGAAGTGTTAAAATGTACACTAATGAAGCTGGTTTTGATGTATTCCAACAAGCTCTTAAAAATGATGCATTAAACTCTGGTCTTACTTTCATGGCAGATTCTGGAAACAGATATATGCAAGGTGAAGGACAACATATCACTTACAACTTTGCATTTGATGCAATGGTTACACGTGAAACAGGTAGAGTGGAATTGATTCACTTAAAAGAATTAGATTTACCACAAACTAACTTAGAATTTGGACAAAACAAAAAAAGTACACCAGTATTTATGGTGTTTGATGTTTCTCCAATGTCTGATGGTTCAATGGTAAACAACATCCGTGAAGTACGTATGAAGGGTGCACCTTCTATGACTTGGGGTTATATTGATGGTACTCGTCACCACTTAGGTTTTGCTAAATCTCAAGGTATGAGTTCTGCTAATAAATTCCCAGGATACGAAATCTGGATGAAAGATAGATGCGATGTATTTATTGAAGATCTTTCTAGAACTGTGTTGATCGAGGAAATCCCACAATTCTAATAATAAAAATCCGAGAAGAATCCCCTCAACTCCTCTCCCTCCTACGAGGGGATGATTCTCAACCCTAGTGCCTAACTAAGCATTTGCCTTAGCACCTGCACTTTAAAATAGTAAATTAAGAGTGATGGATTGGGGTGTCCCTGGTCGCATATCCTTTCAATAGGAACACTCTGCAAATCGTGTGGTGGAGCAGTTGGTTAGCTTGCTGGACTCATAATCCAGAGGTCGAAGGTTCGAGTCCTTCCCACGCAACTAAAATAAACCAAATTATTAAATAACTACATTATGGGTAAAACAGGCAAAATTTCTACTATTAAGAGAGAATATAATAGCTCTCAATTACAAACAATGGATAGTGGGTTAGCACAGAAAGGAATGACTAGAATCCCTGGAACAGGTGTATTCAAATATCCTTATAAAGAATTAGATGGTAAGTACAGAACAGGACTTGATCCAGAAGCTGCTTACATCAAACGTATCAAAGATGATACTGAAAGAGAACTTGAGATTCAAAGAGTAACCAATCTTCGAAAAAAACTTGAAGATCAGATAGGTGATATTGATCTTGGACCACGTTCTAAGTTTTGGAATTATGGACTATCATTATCTCCAGATGATCAAACTCATGTACAAGCAGTTAAACTGATGGATGGTGATAACTATTTTGATTTATCAAATGCTTTCCAAGAAATAGCCTTTTCATGGTTAAGAGTACACCCAACCATTGCATCTTCTTACCAAGCATGGGAAAGAGGAGAATATCCAGCAGACACACAATTTTATGTAGTAGATGATGAGATAGAGAATGCAGTGATCTTCAAGAAAAAACAATTAATTAATAAAGCAATTGTTAAGTTTGATTCAATGACTCCTGAAAAGAAACGTAAAGTTGCAAGACTTTTAGGTTTACCAGTATCAGAAGATTCAAAAGAAGAAGTAGTGTACAATTTAGTAGACAACACATTAAAACAAACTGAGTTTAAGAATGGTAAATATTCAGGATTAAATCCAGTGGAAGTGTTTAATAGGTTTGCTGACATGAAAGAAAGTTTACTCCATATTAAAGATTTAGTAAAACAAGCTGTTGCACACTCTATTTATAGAATAAAACCTAATGGTAAAGTTTATGAAGGAGAATTTGAAATAGCTAAAGATGAGGAAGATTTAATTAAATTCCTTGCAGATGATGATAATCAAGATGAGCTATTAACATTAGAAGGTAAATTAAAAACTAAAAAACTAGCTTCTACATAAGGAGCTAGTTTTTAAAAAACATAAAAGAATATGATACAAGTAGATAGTTTATTGTATAAAGTAGATCAAAGATTGAATAAACTGTCAACTAATGAGCATCAAGAAATTCCTTTAGAAGACAAAATTTTAGCTTTAAATGAAGCTCAAATTAAGTTAATAAAACAAAAGATTGATGGTATTAGTACTGCTAGTCAATTGGGTCAAGATTCATTTAAAAAACGTTATGAAGATTTACAAAGTCTTATAATGAATTATAATCACCAACCCTTAAATCTTACATTAAAAAATCTTGAACTAAATCAATGGTGTATATATGTAAATGATTTAACACCTAAATATATGTTTTATGTAGATTCATATATTTTAGCAGACAAAGGAAGATGTAAAAATAGAAAGATTTGGATTAATAGAGAGCTTGCAAAACACGGAGATTTACAATTTTTATTAAATAATGATCATTATAAACCAAGTTTTGAATATCAAGAAACATTTAACTCAATATCGTCTAATGAAATAAGTTATTTTACAGATGGTACGTTCACTCCAAAACAAGTTTACATAATGTACATGAGATATCCTAAATATATAAATAAAGAAGGATATATAATGTTAGATGGAAATCCATCTTTTAACCAAGATTGTGAACTTGAATTATATTTAGAAGATGAATTGTTAGACTTAACAGTACAAAATCTAGCAATGTATACTGAAAATGCAGCAGCTGTACAAAGTGCTCAATTTAGAATACAAACAAATGAATAAACTTTATTAACATTTAAAATAAACAAAATGGCTGATTTTTCTTTAACCACGTTATTCGTGGTTCCAGTAGGGCAAACTGCACTCCCTAGCTCTGGTTCAACACAAAACTTGACTGCAGGACAAGTAGGTATTTTTAGAAGTGATTATTCAGTAGCTACTGCTGCTAATATTGCTGCATCTCCTTATTTCTACATTGCACAAGGTAGAACAAACACTTATTTGCAAGGATCTAAAAGATCTGATAAAATTAAAGGTTGTCCATCAGGATCTGGTTGTAACTCAAATGTAACAGAATGGTACAAAGTATCAGGATGTCCTACAGCTGCAAACCAAATTACTGATGTAACTAATTTCACTGTACAATGTGGAGAAACTATAACACTCACTTTGCGTGCTCACTCTTCTTATATTGATACTTTGTATTTCAATGGTTTTACTCGCTCAGTAACTGTACAAGCACCTTGTTGTGGTTGTGAGGATAATCCTTGCGATAATGTAAGTGCTAATACAATAATTAACTTATTGATAGGAAAATTAAATCAAAAAGCTCCTGGTAACAACCCTGATAACATTTCTTTTTCTACATTTTATACATTTGAAAATGTAGGTGGAACAATTTTACGTATTACAGGAAAACCATTAACTAAATATGGTCAGCCTTGTGATGTAGCTGCATTCCCTTATGAATATGATAGAATGTGGTTCCGTACATTTGTGTATTCAGGTCCTGCTACTACAGCTGATTTTATTGTAGATGATAATTGTAATCTTGTAGCTAATGCTGTTGTAACTCAACGTGCTTCTTATGCTTCAGGACAATCTGATGAAATTGCTCAATTAGAGAAAAACTTCTATAGCTATCAAGCAGGTTACTTGAAACATTTACATAGAATGGTTGGATACAATGAGAACTTTGAGTCTTGGGTATCTAGTGGTGTTACTTATGACACATACTACATTAAATTTAATGAATATAATAAATCTGCATATGTGTGGGGTGATTATATCATGGAAGATTCTACAGTAATTATTGCTGCTCCAAATGCTACAACAAGTGGTATAGCTGCTGCTATAGAGACTGTATTAGAAGCTGGTTTAGGTACTGTGGTTGATAACAATGTTTGTATCACTACTACCACTACTACTTCAAGTGCTCCTGTTTCAACAACAACAACTACTTCTACCCTTATTCCTTAAGAGTAAAGTTTAAACAATAACCTATGCCAGGGGAAAGAGGATAACTCATATTCCTCTGGCATATTTATTATAAAAACATGCCAAATTTACAATTAGACATATTAGTGGTTCCTACATATAGTGTACTAACACTTCGTATTGTAGATGCTTCTATATACCCTACTGATCCTCCAGTGGTGTCATCACCATCTGTTGAGATTGATGTTCCTGGTTTTGGTACAAAAATATTACCTTTTGTCCCAGGTGAAGATAATATATTTACATCCTCTACTTTAGAAATAACAGAAGAAGGCTGTAACCAACCTCTTCCTGATGGTATATATAGAATTAAATATTCTGTTGCACCTGCTTATGCTAATTATGTAGAAAAAACAATATTACGTGTTGAAAGGTTACAAGAAAAATTTGATAATGCTTTTCTACAATTAAATATGATGGAGTGTGATAGAGCACTCAAAACACAAGCTAGTGTGCAATTAAACACAATTAATTTCTTTATTCAAGGAGCTATAGCTGCAGCTAATAATTGTGCAGAACATGAATCAAATGTATTATATGCACAAGCAAATAGTATGTTAGATAAGTTTTTAAAATCAAATTGTGGTTGTTCAGGAAATAATTATCAAATAAATTTTTATTAATATGAAAGCAACTTGTACTTCTTGTGGAGCTAATGTAGGATGTGGATGTCAATTGACAAATGGATTGTGTGCACATTGTGCCTCTAAAATTCTAAAATAAAAATATGTTATCACCTAGATTAACTAATTGTCCAGAATGCGCTAACATTCCTTCTTTATTAAAGAAGATAGATTGTAAGTTAGCTGAACTTGGTAATCTTTTATACAACAATATTTCATATATGTTGAATAAACCTATTCCTTCTACTGACATCCTACAATTAATAGGATATAGAAGAATATTAATGTATAAGTATTACAACCCTACCTATGTACATAGATATTCAATATCTATGATAGCAGGTAAAGTGATACGCCTTACAGCAGGTTGTGTAAGTAGATGTAACACCCCTGAGCCTTGTATAGAAGAACCCTGTAATATTGAAGTTGTTATAAATACAACAACTTCCACTACAACAACAGGATTATTAGATGATTTAAATAATCTATTACTAGACGATAATGATATAAATATACAAGACGATGAGTAAAGTAAGAGATTATGCTCAGTTAATTAATTTAACTGGTGAAGAAAAAGTGTATATAGTTCCTGAAAATCCCATCTCAGGGGTTGGTGGGTATTGGACAACTATTGATGATATAAGAGAAAATGAGTTTTTTTATGTTTTAAATGGTACTAATATTGATGATACAACTGCTCTTCAAAACTCAATTAACTTTTGTGCAGCAAACAATAAAATTCTAGTATTAAAAGGCCTTTTTAAAAGTAATACAGTTGATGTAACAAATCCAATAGAAATTGTTGGTATTAATGCAACAATTGAAAAAATAGATGATGCAAACGATATTTTAATTAATATTAATTCTTCTAATGTATCAATAGAGAATGTAGAGTTTATAGATTTTAAAGGTGTCGTTAATAGTTTTAAAAACACAATAGAAATTAAAGGTACAGTACTTACACCAATAAAAAATATCAAAATAACAAATTGTATAGCAAGAGATGGTAGAGGAACATTTGTTTGGACAGAATTTGTTCACGATTCATTTTTTTTACATAATCAAGTTTCTAATTATGAATATGGGGGGTTTTTACACCTTTCAGCTAAAAATATAAAAACAGATAACAATATTATCAACAATATTGGTATTTCTCATAACACTGATGCTTATGGTATAGCATATACTAGAACAGAAAATGACAGTTTAATAAACTATCCCAAATCAATTAATTCAACTGCTAATTATAACAGTATAACTAATATTCCTGCATGGGAAGCACTTGATACTCATGGCGGTGAAAATTTAGAATTTAACAATAATTTTATAGATAATTGTTTAGTTGGTATTGCTATAGTTAACGCTGATGGTCATACAACAAATGAACTGTTTGAAGCAAATTATGTTATAGCTAAAAACAATAATATAAATAATTGTTCAAGAGTAGGTATAGCTGTTAAAGGTAATGGCATTACTACTTATGCTAAAGGCATTATAATTTCTGAAAATATTATAAAAAGGTGTGGTGTAGCTAATGATGCTAATTTTTACCCTGATGGCTGTGCTATTTTAGTCAAAAATTTTGTAGAAAATTGTATTGTTTCTCTTAACAATATTATTGAGCCTTATCAATCTGGTATTACTGTTATTAATGACGTATTGAATATAAATGTAATTGGCAATAATATTTCTAACACACAAACATCTGTTTTTTCAGTTAATTGGGGGATTTTAATATCTAACACAAATAATAGTGGCATTATTGCAAACAACAATATTTTAAGAAATAACTTAGCTTTAAACACCTATGTTGGTAAACGAGGTATTGCGTTTTCTTCAATTAATCATGTTAATTCATTTTTAATTCAAGGCAATAATTCTACTTATGAAATACCTTATTTAACTACTTTTTATCAAAATTCATATACTGGCTTATTGAGTGAAAACGGTGCAAAATTATTAAGTGGTAACGGTACACCAGAGGGTTTTGTAACAGCTCCAAGAGGATCACAATTTACTAGAATAAATGGCGGTGCAAATACTACACTTTATATAAAAGAAACAGCTAGTGGTAATACTGGGTGGAGAGCAATATAAATAATTTTTAAAACAAAATAATATGACAAATTGTTCAAATTGTTATAACGGATGTACAGAAATTATTTCTGACAAATGTGTTAAATATACAGGGATAGATGTTCCTGTTTTAGGAATACAAACAGGTGATTCATTGTCACTTGTTGAACAAGCATTGATTACATTTCTCACATCTACATTAGATGGTACAGGAGTGATAATAAATCTTGGTGATACAGTGATATGTGAACTTGTACAACAATATCTCCCTACATGTAAAGATCTTTCTATTGTAGATGTGTCAATAGCATTAATACAAGCTGCTTGTGATTTACAAGAACAAGTAGATGATGTTGTAGAAGAGCTTGCTGTTTTAAATGCTGATTATACAATTGGATGCTTAACAGGTGTCACAGCTTCTTCAGATACACATGCTATTGTACAAGCAGTTATTAATAAACTATGTCAAGTACAAGTTGATTTATCAGCATTAGCTTTAAATCTTTCTACAAACTATGTAAGTATAGCTAATATTAATTCTTATATTGCCGCTTATATAAATAGTGCTAATTCATTAGTGAGTGTTAAAATGATTCCTTATGTTGCAGTTCCTTATTTTAATCCTGATCTTTCAAATTTCGATGGTACAGGAGCAGGTATAGGAAACTGGGCAAAAATCTATTTATGTAATGGTGCTAATCCAGGAGTTCCTGATTTAAGAGGAAGAGTGCTAGTTGGAGCAACCACAGGAATGAATGGTGGTCCACTTAATTCTGCTGTTGACCCTGCTTTACCAGGTAATCCAGCTTATACATTAGGAACTACTACAGGTGTGAATCAAGTAACACTTGGTCCTACACAAATTCCTAGTCATGCACACACAGCTACAGCTGTTTCTACAGATGCAGGACATACACATGCTTATATTTTTATGGCTGGTGGTTTAAATGGAGATCAAACTGTTCCAGCAGGTTCCACTCCTTATTTTTCACCTGCACCTGGAATCACTGGTTCTGCTTCTGCAAATATTACTACAACAGTAACTGTTAATCCATTTGGTGGAGGTCTTCCTCATCAAAATAATCAACCTGCAATTGGTTGTTATTATATTATATACATACCTTAAAAAAATTAATATGTCATATTTACCTGTTAATCCTTGTTGTACAGATGTAATTATACCCACTCCTTGTGGATGTTCTTCTACACCTTCTAATAATTGTGGACAAAATATGTGTGGAACTAATACATTACTATCTAGCAATGTTGTTTACAATGGACCAGCATTATCTTGTATAGTGGCTGAACCATGTAATACATTAAATGTAGTTTTACAAAAAATAGATGAGATTATATGTAATTTAGTATCACAGATAAATTATTTAAATATTCAAATAACTAACATCACTAATCAAGTAATTAATATAAATGGTGATATAATTAATATTTACAACACATTAGAACAATGTTGTGGCGCAACCACTACCACTACATCTACTAGTAGTTCAACCACAACAACAACCACTACTCCCTCTTCAGAAACGTGTTCAATATATAAACTAATAGCTTCAGGACCTAGTGTTTTACCTGGAGACACCGATTGGTCAGGTGTAGATTGTTATACAAGTCTTCCAGTTGGAGGAACAGTTACAGATCTTGTTAGTATTAATACAGAATGTATAGTTGATGGTTCATTAACATATGGTGATAAAGTAATCTTACTTGAAAGCTTATCTTGTAATACAACAACCACCACAACTACATTAATATGATTTGTCCTAGTATAAACAACACAACAATAATAGGAACAAGTGGCATTTCATATGATGCCCCACCACTTCCTTGTACAGATGTAAACACTTGTGATGGTTTAAATTTAATATTTTCTAAATTTGACACTATTATATGTTCTGTAATAGATGATGTTGATGAAATAACAAAAAACATAACAAATCTTAATGAGCAGTTAGTAACTATAACTGATGATATAGTTAATATTAATGAACAATTAAATATATGTTGTCCAACCACTACCACTACCACCACAGTTCCTCCCACTACTACTACCACTACTAGTAGTAGTACTACTACCACTAGTACAACATTACCACCAACTACCACTACCACTAGTAGCTCTAGCACATCTACTACTTCTACAAGCACATCTACAACATCTACAACATCTACAAGTAGCACTACCACAACCACTACTACATCTATACCATTACTTTGTTTTCAATTAGAAATATATCCTCCATTATTTAATCCAGGAACATTTCACGTGGTACAATATTTAGATTGTGAGGGTAAAATTCAAGTTGAAAGTGTGCCATCTGATGCAGAAATGGTAACTGTATGTTACACAGCAGTTGTATCTGATAATCTTAATGGGGTGACAACACCTTTGTACATCTATTGTCTTTAAACTAAAACCAATAATATGACAGTCTTAATAACACTAACAGTAGCAGGTCTAGATTCTGGACCATTCAATCTTTATTCAAATCTTGATGGGTACACCTCAGCATTTGAAACAGGAGTTTCTAGAGTAGCATTACTTGCAGGATATTCTTCTTCTTTAGTTCCTGATTTTACAACAACTATTAGAGTGATTTCTACAGGTAATTGTACTAATTATATTGATATACCATTATATATCACTACAACAACTACTACCACTGCAACACCTACAACAACAACTACCACTACAACAGGATTAGTTGAAGGTATTATGTCTACAACTTCTCATCCAACAGATGCATGTCCATTGTCTTTATCACCTTCTTGGTGGTTAGGAGGTACAGGTACAATTGGTGTAGGAGGAATTGTATATACAGATTCATTAGGAACTACACCTTTTGTAGGAGATGGGAATTTTTATAAATTAAAACTATTAAGTAGTCCAACTGTTTATAGTGCACCAGTAGATAGTTTTGGAGCAATAGGTATTCCTGTTAGTATATGTCCATAATAAAATCATAGTTTATTGGTTTCCTATGTTTTTGCTCCTCTAGATTTCTGGAGGAGTTTTTGTTTCTAACTAACTTAATTATAAATAATTAAAGCTCTAATTAAAATTATTTGGAATATATAAAAACTATTAATTATCTTTACAATATTTTTTTAACTAATATATACACATATATGTCTGAAAATCAAAATTTATTGGGCCAATTACAAGAATTATTGACACATAAAAAGAGTAAAAAATTCTATGCTGAGAGATTAGGAATAAGTGAATTTGAGGTTAATGAGTTATTAAAAGAACTTAGAGAAAAAGATAATTGTCAAAATGCAGAAATAAAAAACTACACAGAAGAAAGAAAAGTAAATGTTGAGAGAGGTACAATAGAAAGTACAATCATATCAGACTTTGATCCTAAAGATGATATTGAACTAGCTAAACTACACAAGATAAACTTAGATAAGTATGTAATTACAAACTACTGGTCTAAGATGCTACCAAGTGGAAAGTTTACTTCCTCAGTTTTTAGTAAGTTAATATCAGATGATGAAATTATTAGAAAAGATTTAACTGAAGATATCAAAGAAATTTTTTCAACAACAGAAAAATTTTCTGGAAAAGTAAAATATCAAGAATCTGATAAAGCTTTATTTGTATATATAGCAGATGACCATACTGGGATTGATTTTAAAAACTCTTTATTTGGAAACCCATATACAGGAGATATATATCATAATCGTTTAAAAGAACTAGCTAAACAGATTATATCCTTAGATTATGTAATAGATACATTGTTTATAGTTAATCTTGGAGATGAACTAGATGGTTTTAATAAACAAACTACAAGAGGTGGACATGCATTAGAATCTTTATCAAACAAAGAACAGTTTAATATTTATACTTCTGCTAGAAAAATATTTTATGATACAATAATGACTTCTGGCTTTTTTAAAGAGGTTATTATAATAAACATAAATAACTCAAACCACTCAGGTAATGATTACTCATATATAGTAAATAAAGCATTAGAGTTTTATTTAGATGCTAGATATGGTAATATAACAATTATCAACCAAGATAAGTTTATAGACTCATATATATGGGGAGACCATAGTATTTTACTTACACATGGTAAAGATGAGAAATATATGAAGTTTGGATTTCCATTAAACTTAAATGAAAAAGTTGATTTATGGTTATTAGATTATTCTAAAAACCTAACAACCAAATACGTATCAACAATTAAAGGTGATTTACATGCTTATTCAGTTAACATAGGTAAATCAGGTAGATATATTAATGTACCTTCTATATGTGGTGGTTCTAATTGGATAGAGCATAACTATGGTTCTTCTAATGCAGGAGCATTATTAGAAATAGTTGATAAGACAGATAAAAATATAATTTCAATACCTATATGGTTTTAATGGAAAATATTATTAATAGTGTTATGAAAAAATGTAATACTTGTACAAAAGTATTATCTAAAGAAAAATTTCATAAAAAAGCACAAAATAAAGATGGTTATTCTAATACTTGTAGAAGATGTACAAGTGAAAAAGGAAAAATAAGTAGAGATAATGATCCTAATTTTTCTGAAAAACATAAATTAAGAGGATCTAAGTGGTATTCTAAAAATAAAGAAGATAAACTTTTAAAGAATAAAGAATGGAGAGAAAATAATGTATCTAAATATAGAGAAATTAATTTAAAAAGTAGATTTGGCATTAATTTAGATGATTATAATAATATTTTAATTAGTCAAAATCATTGTTGTGCAATATGTAAAAAACATATGAATGAATTTTCTTATAATTTAGTAGTAGATCATTGTCATAAATCTGGAGAAATTAGGGGATTATTATGTAAAAAATGTAATTTAGGAATTGGTCATTTAAATGAGGATATTAATATACTAAATAATTCTATACTTTATTTAAATAAATATAAAAATAATAAAAAATGGCAACACTAAGAAAATTAGTATCAGATGTGCGTTCAACACATAAAATATTATCAGCTGACTCTCTTATAACAGATCGTGCAATAGCTAGTGAAATAAGAAATAACGCTTTATTTCTTATTAAAAGAGAAACCAATCTTAGAAAGCTTTGGGGTACAGACACATTATTCACCACTATCCCTTGTTTAGAAATGATAGAAGTGCCTATTTCTGAGTGCTGTAATTATGTAGATGATTGTACAATAGCAAGAAGCAAATTTAAACTTCCTAGTTTATCTGAAGGTAATTACCAATATGTTATTCAAGGTGTTTATTCTATAAATGCTATGAGTGGTAAAGGAAACAAGTTAAAAGAAATAACAATAAATAGATATTTAAATCTTTTAAAACTCCCTGTAATTAAAAAAGAAACTTATTTTTGGGTTTCTAATAATTATTTATATGTAACTAACCCAGATGTAAAAGCTGTCAGGTTTGTAGCTTTTTTTGAGGAAGATGTAAAAAATGAAATTATGTACCCTGATTGTGACTGTGGAGGTGAGCATACACTAGAAGAGATATGTCAAAACCCTTTAGACAAAAAGTTTTCTCTCCCAGGATATTTAGAGAGAGATGTTTTAGGATTAGCTTCTAAAAAACTATTAGAAACATATTTTTCTCTTAAAACAGATATTAGTTCAGAAGGAATAGATGGACAAGCCCCTAATTCAAAACCAACTAACTAAAATATGTTATGCGTGTAAAAGTTGATTGGAGGTCTTCTAGTAAAGATAATTATAATTTGTTTTGCAAAAAACATCCATCTATTACACTTACATATGATGAATGGAGAAATATTCTTTATACATTTAATGAACTATTTAAAGAATATATTTTAGAAACAGGAGAAAAAGTTAAAATGCCTTTTGGGTTTGGAGAGTTTTCAATTAATAAAAAGAAAAGAAGAAAGAAAAAAGGATTAAATGATGAATTTATTAATCTTCCTATAGACTGGCAAAAAACTAAAGAAAAAGGAAAAGTAATATATAATTTTAACTACCATACAGAAGGATATTTTTTTGGTTGGATGTGGTTTAAAATGACAGCAAGGTTTAGACATTCTGATCTTTGGTATTTTAAACCTTCCAGACTTACATCAAGACTTCTATCACATTACTTAAAAACCAATGATAAGTACCAACATATTTACAATCAATGGAAAACATAAATTATGAGCTACTATTATAAATATAACTTTGTATCACCAGAACCTGTTTATGCTACTGTTAAAGAAGAACTTAAAAGCTACTTTGATACAGGAGCAATAGATGACTTATTGTTTCCTACATATTTAGACAAAGCTTTAAAAAAATTAGGAAGAACCACTTATGTAATAAGTGAAGAAGTTCTATTTATAGAAGATTTTCAAGCAAGGCTTCCAGACAATTTTTATGCGGTAAGAGAGGCTTGGATGTGTACAGAAGTACAAGGATATCCATATCAATCAGCTAATTCATTTTATTCCCAAGCAGCTAGTGCAACCACTATACAAGTAAGTCCTGTAACATCTAATGGAGTTCCTTGTACTAATTTAGAATGTACAACAGGTTGTCCTTCATGTATGCCAGAATTAGTACAAGCTGTATATAAAACTAATCATAGTGTAGCTAGAGGCTTCACTCATCAATATTTACTAAAACCAGGTAACATATCTGTAAGAAAAAATTGTGATGTAGAATATACATCATCTTGGGATATGCTTAGAGAAGCCCCACCTATCCATGAATTTACTCCTGGTTCTGCTAGTTATGATAGTTTTGATATTAGAGATAATAAATTTGTAACTAATTTTAGAAATGGAGTTGTTCATTTATTATTTTATGCTACAGAATATGATGAAATAGGTAATCAACTAATTCCTGATAACTATCGTATTAGAGAATATGTAGAAGCATTTATTAAATTTAAAATGTTTGAAACTCTTACAAATCAAACTAATGATGAAACATTTAATCAGCTACAACAAAAAATGTTATATCATAAACAAGCTTATGAAGAAGCTTTTATTATGGCTGATATTGAAATGAAAAAACAGTCTCCTTGGGAGAAACAAAGAAGAATTAAAAATGATCTTAACAGATTTAATATGTACGAACTTCCTAACAGAACTAATCGTTATGGAATAAGACGTAATAATTAATTATTATGGCTGAAGAAAAACAACAAGGAAACATAAGACAAGAGTATAACAATGCTACTGTAGGACTGAATATGGATCAATCTGTTAATCAGATTAAACCAGGTACTCTTACATATGCATTGAATGCTGCTTTGGAAAACTTTGATGCTAATTCTGTTAATTATCAGAATGAACCAGGAAATGAGTTTTGTTTAAAATTTCCACAAGGATTTGTATTAATAGGAGATTATTTTATTGGAGAACTAAACAAACATATGTTTTTTATAACTAATCCTATTACAGGAGACAGTCAAATAGGATATATGGATAATAATGATTGCATCTATCACAAATTAGCAGAAGGAAAATGTCTTAATTTTAATGTAAACCATCCAATACATAAAGTGGTACATAAAATTACAAACTGCACAACAGAAATATATTGGACAGATGGGTTAAACCCAAGAAGATATTTAGACATTAATAATGTTCCTTATTTACTAGCTTCTCAATCAGAATTGTGTGATCCTGTATATACAGATAGATTAGATTGTAATCAATTAAAAATACAACCTAATTTTAGTATTCCTTTTTTAAATGTTGTAGATGTAATTAGTGGAGGAGAGTTAAAAGCTGGAACTGTTCAATTTGCTATACAATATTGTGATGCTGCTGGAAATCCCTTTACATCCTATTATTCTGTCACCAATCCCACCCCAATAGTTGATCCTGCCATCACTACAGTTAATTATGATTATAATGTAGGTAAATCAGTTGTGTTAGATATAACAGATCTTGATACTACAGGACAATACCAATATTATAACTTAGCAGTGATTACCACTGTAAATGCTATCACTTCTGTACAATTAGTAGGTGTATATTTTATTGAAAACTCATACAACCAGGTTATTTATACAGGACAAAATGTAGAAAATATTCGTTTAGTTATTGCAGACATATTTGAAAAATATCCTTATTATGATGTTGCACAAGATTTAACAGCTGTACAAGACATTCTTGTATGGGACAACCTTACTTCTATAGATAGAATAAATTATCAATCTATTGCTAGTCAGATAAAACTTTATTGGCAAACATATAGAATACCTAACACAGAAAATTATGCTGATGAATTAAATGCTACAAATTTACGTGGATATTTGCGTGATGAGGTGTATGCATTTGAAATTGTATTCCTTCTTAAAAATGGAAAACAAACAGATGGTTTTCATATACCTGGGAGAGAATTAGGATTTAATGATTTACAATATCCAAATGTACTAGATACAGATCCAGATTTTATTGGAGAACCAGATCAAGGTACAAACTATAGTCCTTATTGGAAGATATATAATACAGCAACTGTAATTGGGCCTGCAACAGGAGATAATATAGGTAATGCAACACCACATGAATATGGTGAGTTTGCTTATTGGGAATCTACAGAAGAATATCCTTGTAATGAGCTTTTGTGGGGAGATCTTGCTGGTAAACCTATTAGACACCATAAATTTCCTGATGTTTTAGTAAGTCCTATATTTGAAAATCCTATGTACACTTATACAGGAACTGAAATAACTCCTGTAATGCAAAATGATGCTGTATTTCCAATTGGTGTAAGAATAGACCCTGCACAAATTAATGCATTAATTACATCATCATCTCTTACTACAGAACAGAAAGATGATATTGTTGCCTATAAAATAGTTAGAGGAGATAGAGGAACAAACAAATCTATTGTAGCTAAAGGAATTCTTCGTAACATTGGTTCTTATGAAAGAGAAAATCAAACCTTTTACTACCCAAATTATCCTTATAATGATGTTAATACAGATCCTTTTTTAAATGCAAACAACAATGCATTTAATCAAATATCTAATCCTTGGTTAGTAATAAATGATGGTGTCACCCCAGTTAAAGTTAGCTATAAAGATCCCAACACAAATCAAGATGTAACAAGAGATGTGCCTCCGCTAACCACAGTTGAATTTTGCTCAACAAGTAAACCTATAGCACTAAATGGTTTACCATTAATTGGTCCTGGAAATTTTGATTCATATTTTTTAAGTGGTTGTAATAGTACAACAGGTTATCGTGCACTTTGGTCCACTCCTTTTACTAGAGATAACTCTGCTTTAGAACAAAAACAACAATGGATAAATTCTAATGGTATTTTAGGATTTGATCAATGCAGCACTACTCATGCAATAGTTAATGTAGGAGGTAATGTTGGTAATGATTGTGTGAACACTTGGTATAATCCAGCTAAGTGTTATCCTATTGCTGATCTAGAAGATATAGAATTTCAAGATGAAGGTGTTGTACTTTTTAATAAAAGTAGAAGATCTAAACTTAGTTGTAAAATTGAAACACCTCTTTCACCATTTACTAATACATCTTTACATTATAGACAAATATTTAATTCTCCTGAAACCTCTTTTGGGCAACCTTTTTTAGGTAATGTATTAAAACTTGAAAATGTAATATTTGGTGGGGGAAAAGCACACTTTGTTGAAGTAAAAAGTAATGCTAAATATAAATTACTTACAGAAGAAGCTCAAAGAGATGCATTATTATCATCAGAAAATTTAGCTGCTATTACCACTCCATTTAATGCAGCAGCAATGTTTGCAGCTTATCAATCTTATTTAACTATTTATGTAAATGGTATCACTAGAAAAAATTATGCATATTCATTTAATTCTATAGCTAGTTATGATTATTTTGGAAACATAAATAATGGTGTAGGTATTAAACAAAGAACAATTGATTTTACTCGTTATTTAATACCAGGGGTTCAATCTGTGGGAGAACCAGGGGGTATAAATATAAATAACTTTGAAAGAGAAAGTTCAGTGTATATTAAAACTATAGAAGATAGAAATAATATTCCTGTTACATCTTTTGATATTCCTAGCAATACACCAAGTCTTGTTGTGGCAGGTAATTCTATAATTACAGATTATTCTAGATTTACTATAGGAAATAGTAATGTATGTAACACTCCTTCTAAAGAACAAAATATAAAAGTTGTTGCTTATTATGCATCAATGAAAAATATATTTATAAACCAATGGGGGCAAATATATTCATATAACACTATTGATACAGGTTTTCAAAGAAAAGTTAATGCCACAAATACAAATATTGCTACTGTGTTTGGTGGGGATACATTTATTTCTAGATTTACATTTAAAACAAAACTTCCTTATTTTATTGATAATAGAGTTAATGCTCCTGATGATTCAGATATTTTTTATGATGAGATTGGTAATGTAGCTTATCCAAAATTTTGGCATTCTGCTAGATCTATATTAAAAGATTATACAGCAAGAGGAGTAGTTATGTCAAATATTATTTCATATAAAGCACATAGTTTTGACTGTCCTAATTATAACCCTATAACAGGTGCTATTAGTGCATCTTCTGGATCTAATAGAACATTTTATGATGGGTATTTTTATTTATTTGCATATGGTGTTCCTAATTTTTATTGTGAAACTTCTTATAATTTAGATTTAAGACAAGCATTTAATAATAGAGAAGGAGATTTTTGGCCACACGTATCTACAGGTATTCCTGATAATTGGGTTCAAGAAGACTATGTATCTATACAAAATGATAATACATATACATATAATGTAACCTTTTCTAAACAAAATAAAGAGAATACATTTACACATTTGCCTCCAGATTGGAATGATAGTTTTTGTTATACAAACTATCCATTTAGAGCCATCTATTCTGATTCTCAAAATATGGACTCTGATAACAGGGTTAATAGTTGGTTAACTTATAGATCACTATCATATTTTGATTTTCCACAAAATTATGGAAAACTTACATCATTAGATGGTATACAAAATAGAGCTATATTAGCTAGATTTGAAAATAAAACTTTATTATATGGTAATTTATTAACAATTGATACAAGTAATCCTCAAGCTGCATATGTAGGTAATCCAACATTATTTAAAGGAGCTCCTCCTGTTGATTTTGCTGAAACAGATCTTGGTTATGTAGGAAGTCAAAATAAATTTTTATTAAAAATTCCACAAGGACAAATAACAATAGATGCAAAAAGAGGACAAATATTTTTAATATCTGGTACACAAGCTGTAGATCTTTCTGCATTTGGTAGTGGTATGAATAGATTTTTTGTAGATCATTTAGCTTTTGAAATACTTAGATATTTTCCTAAAGTTAATATAGACAATCATTATACAGGAGTTGGTTTACATGGTGTGTATGATAGTAAATTTGACAGAATTATTTTTACTAAATTAGATTATATTCCTATTGATGTAGATGTTAAATATGATGATGTTTTACAACAATTTTATATAGAAAATGAAATAGAAGGAATTAATTTAAGAACACAAGTGTATTTAACAGACCCTGATTTCTTTTGTAATAAATCCTGGACTATCTCATTTAACATGAACACTAGGTCTTGGGTGAGTTTTCATACATATCTTCCCAATTTCTATATAGCAGAAAATAATTTCTTCTATTCAGGAATAAATGGATGTTGTGATGATGTTAACTTTTCTGCTTTAGTAGGTAATTTAGTTCCTCCTACAAGTACCACCACTACAACAAGAATTATTCCTATCACCACTACAACAACAACAACAGGATTAGATTGTCAAATAGTAGGAACAGCAAATATACTATATTGTGGATTGGTAGGAAATGCTATAGTTACTACACCTCCTGCAAGTACCACTACAACAACCACATTGTGTACAAGACCAGAAGGGCTAGAATTATATGGGTTTTATACAGGTTATCAAGTAGGAGTAGATCCACCAGTTGTGTCTACAGGAAGTCTTGAAGATGCTTGTGCTGCAATTGCATACACAATTACTAATCCTTTAATTTTAACTGGATTTATAGTTATGGCTGAAAATCTTTTAATAAACACTCAGGTTTATTATGGGTATGGTACAGATTGTACACTAGTTCCTGATGGATGGTATTTCACAAATGAAGGTCAATCTGAAGGATTTGCTTATCAAGTTTCTGGGGGAAGCATTGCACAAATTTCATATTGTAATAATAACAACACCACCACCTCTACCACTACATTAGTTCCAGGTATTCCAGAGTGTTGTGGTGTACTACTCAGTGATAGAGATAATGTATATCTTCTTAATAATGATGGGACATTAAGTGCTTTGTCTATACCAGGATATGTGACACCTTTAGCATCAATAGTAATAGAATTATCCACTAATAAACTATGGTCTTTAGAAAGTCAAA